CCTGTAGGATTAACAACTTGTATAGCATCAACGGTTCCTACAGAACCTGCTAAAGCACTTCCTGTAAGAGTAACATTAGCGTCTGCTGCAGCGCTTTCTGCTCCGATAGATAAAGCTAAGGCAATTCCTGTTGGTTCCGCAAGAGCGTTTCCACCACCGATGGCAGTACCCGCACTCATAGTAGCTGCGCTTCCTGTAAGCGTAACATTAGCGTCTGCGCTAACGGTTTCAGTTCCTATAGAACCTGTTAAAGCTATTCCAGTAACTGCTACATCAATACTAGGAAGCGCTGTTTCAGTTCCTAACGAACCTGTTAAAGCTATTCCAGTAAGCGTAACATTAGCGTCTGCACTAACGGTTTCCGTTCCGATAGAGGCCGTTAGAGCGGTACCCGTCACGGCTGCATCGATAGAGATAGCCGCAATAGCGGTTCCTGCACTTGTAGATAAAGTAGAAAGTTGAGAGCCTAGCCCCCACGTGCCGTCGCCAAAACCTTCAACGAGCGATCCCCACGCACCATAATCGATAACAACAGCGTTATCTTCCCATGGTCCGTGTCCCCACGCATTTGAGCCCCATCCGGATGCTGCATCAGGATTATTAACATAAGCCCATGATCCATACCCCCAGGCATTTGAGCCCCATGTGGACGGTGAGCCTGCCATTTAAAACCTCCTAAGCTAATCTTATGATCGCTGCAGATGTTGTAAAGGCTGGAAACTGTATCGTAAATGTTCCTGCTGTGGCCGTTTTATCTCCACCAAAGTCCAAAACAGCAACTGCTGCATTGTTAACTGCTGATGAAGTATTATAAATTAATGCACCTCTCGCCGTTAGGGTAACACCCGTAAACGACAGATTTGCAAAATCTACAATAGCCGTAAGTGTAGCGACTGAAGTTTGTTGTCCTGTTAATGCTTTTCCGCCAGCGCTATAATCTCCACTGCCACTATCAGTACTTTCCCCAGTAGTTGTGTATGATGTTGCGGAAGCACTTAAGTTTGCTGTGCTTAGATATAAAGCTAATTTAAATTTATCTCCACTACTGTCAAAATCTGCGTCACCGTCAAGAAGTTGTTTTTTAAACGCCGTACATATTGCTTGTGATATTGCCATAAATTTTCCTTATTAAAATTATTTTAAGTTTCTCCATTGTTCGGGAGAAGGTGATGGCACCGGTATTCTCGGCACACCATCCGTATATTCTCCCCGTTTTCTTCGCCCCATTTGTTCTAGGGCATAAGCTTTTATAGCTTCATTATACTTGTCTTCATAGAGCTTGTACATATCCATCGGTCCTTTAAGATAGCCAAAACAATTAGTTAAACAGCCATAAAGTAAAAGATCAGGATCTTTAGTTGAAAGAGTCGTGGTTGTATTACTCGAGCTTAAAGCTTCTGGAGTAAAGATATAATTCAATTGAACTCCGTAAACAACATCGGGAGTTGGAGCAATCGCTACCGTATTAGGATCCCAATCCGCCCAATATTTAGGCGTTCCTGTTTCGGTAGGGGAAGGGTAATATTCACTTATAAAACTGGTATCTCTTTTTTGTAACATAACCCGTTCAAATGAAGAGTCCCCTGTTTTTGTATGAAGTTGTAAGGATCGAATAATATAGCAATCCGTTGGAAGAGCAACATAACGATTAGACCCCGTCGTTAGGGATGTTTCATATTTTCTAGAATAATCGGCATCCACCGCTCTAAAAATACGAAACTCTACATCGCGAATAATACCATCTAAAATTGTAGAAGTTAAAACACTACTCCCGACTTCGGTGTAATCCCTTAATTTAGTAATGAGCTCTGCATACGTCATGTTATCGTTATTGTTACCTTTCCTACAGATAAGGTTGCCTGTCTTTTTTTATTAGCTTGGTTAGCCGTTTCAGGAGGAAACATACTTCCTTCTGTTCCTGTGCTAAACCATAAAGAGGGAGATAAAGAAACAATAATACCTGATTTTTCTTGAGGCTTAGGGTGTTGTAATGCCACGGCATCGGCTCGATGATAGGGTGGATTAAGTTGAGGTTGTTTCGGCGTGTATTCTGAAACATGCACCCAGGCTCCTGTCCACTCTTGAACCATTTCGTTATAAGGAAACGCCATTCCAGAACGATCTGAAATTCTTTGCGCGTATTTACCTGTTGCCCATGTTCCCATTATGACACCGTTGGATAGTAAGCTTGCGGAGAAATATAAGTACTTGTTCGTGAGCCGTCCTCCGTCAATGCTCGTTGTAATGAATCTTCGTATAATAATTTTAATGCTTGAATTCTGTCGGGCGCTCTCTTAAGTGAAAGATTAAAAGCTAATCCCGCGCATAATGATGGTAGAAATCGATTCGGTGCATCAGGATCATTAGTGTACGCTCCAGCGTCCTCGACCCTTTTAATTGCATAGTATTTTAAATAAGTATAAGTGGTCGCATTAGGGTTTGGATATAATATAATTTGTGGTGTTGCCGGATCCACGCCTTGTCGATCAACAAAATATTGTGAAGGTTGCGATCGTGTGCCTTTACCCGCTAAAGCCGCATAAGCTGAACGATCAATTTTTGTTAATGAAACATCGCTAGAACTTGTAGAATTATTAATCAGCGTTGCATTATTAGAAATGTACGCTTCCATAATATCACTGGTACCTGCTTCTGAAGAATATTTGCTAGTACCCGCCGTTAAAAGTTGGGCAATCAATTTAACTTTCCATAAATTGATTCCACGATTATTCCAGTCTTGAAGTAAAATATTTAAACTACGTCTACCTGATTTAAGATCATAGCCACTATTGGTTCGGATCCCACAACGTTCGTAGGCTTCCTCGACAATCTCGTCGATTGCTAGATTGAATGCTGTTGTTCCTGATGTCGCCATAATTCATTATAATAAATCGTCGATGTAGCCTCCGCCACTTTTCATTACGACGGTTTCTCCACCGATAGATTTTTTGTTTTTAAGAAGAGTCTTCTTGTCTACTCCAAACTCTTTTTTTCCTTTTTTCCATCCTTCTTTAGTAAACAACTTACGCTTTCCTGCTTCATAAGCTCCTGCAACCACCGTAGCGGCAGCAACTGCTTTACCAATTCCTGTTCTTTTGCCTACTTTTTTTTTTTTTTTTTGAGCAGTTTTAGGCCCAGCCAATGTAAATCTTCTTTGTAAAAATTTAGAACCTTTAGGTATATCTTTAAAATAAAGAGATTTAGATTTTACTGTAGGGAAGCTAGATGGACCAGCTAATTTAAATCTTCTTTTTAAAAATTTAGAAGTATCCATTCTGTGCTTTTTAGGGATTAATCTATTTACTAAAGGAAATGCTCCTAGAGTTTTACTCATCTTTGCTAAAACTTTAGCACTTGTACCCGCTTTGGTTGCCGCTGACAAATTACCTGCTAATTTAAATCTTCTTTTTAAGAAAGGTGATTTAGCTATATCTTTCTTCATTCGGTTAAGAGCTAATTTTCTAGTAATCTTCTTCACGCTTTTTGCGAAAGGTAATGTCTCGTTAGCAGCTTTCCAATTAAATTTTTTATTTCTATCCTTATAAGCAAATTTCAATTGTGATAATAATCTTGCTGTTTTAGGTGGAAGTCCTGTAGACATTCCTGATAGTGGAGTTGTTGTAGCCTTCTTCAAACCTTTTAAATATTTTTTGTATTTTGTTGCTGGAGGTAAACCAATTCCTTTTTTAGCTTTGATCGGACCGCCTTTAGATCTTACATCTACTACTGACTCAAGCTGTTTTTTTTCTCCTTGAATTGTTTTTTGTGCGTTCCTTATATCCCATAGAGTAAGTCTATCTCTCGCTGTTTCCTTTGCACGCTTATAAACTTCTCTTATATTTTTAAGAGACTTATCCCATTTAGAGTAACCCTGCTTGCCGATTAGATTGGACCTAGGTCTCTTTTTTATTTTAGAGCCATAAGGAGAGTCCTCATCTTTAAGAATCCAGTTAGCATATTCTAATCCTTGTTTAGCAGCACTTTTCTTTTGTATATATTTACTTTCTTTAGCTTTCACAGATAAATTCGGTCTCCAGCCTGGAACATAAGCTGGTCCCTGCTTGACTAATTTTTTCTTAGTTTCTTTTTTAGTTTTCCTTTCGTCTAATAATTTTTCAACTCGTTCTTTTGATGACACGTTTTCCTCCTTATGTTCAATCGGCTTAATCTCATGGTCGGGATGCTCCAATTTTTGATACTTACCTTTTTTAGCTTTAACCGGTGTACTCCCATGTTCGTTCGTCCACTTACGTGCTATTTCAGGATTATTTTTCCATAAATATCTACGTTGCTTCTCCGACCTAAAGGGCATTATACCATTCCCTTATAGTACTTCCTATACGTCTTGTTGGACTGGTTATTGGGCCCTCCCGCAATAAAGCTGCCAAGATAAGCCTTTTTAACTTTTCCACCTTTTTTGAAACTTTTACCAATAGTTAAGATAGTGCTTTTTTCTTCTCTTTTAGGATAATAAGGATTGCTCCCAGCTTTAGATTGGCTGTGAGTTATTCTAACTTTAGTTCCTTTTTTTGTAGTAAAACCAGCCCCAACATTCATCTCTTTCTTT